CGCCTTCTAGATTGTGGTACTCCAAAATGTGATGCATTTAAAATTTTATATGATACATCATATCCTATCTTTTCAAACATGTTTACAATTTCATTTAATTTCAACTTGGCTTCTCCTGCCAACAATCCTGCTACATTTTCGCCTATGATTACTTTAGGTTTAATTTCTTTTGCAACTCTAAGATATTCAAAAAATAAGTCTTCTATATTTTCTACTACTTTATTGTCTGAGTACTTTTTAGTTTTACCCCAACCATCAGAATGTTTAGAACCAGACTTTCCTAGTGTACCACACATTGAAAATGCTGAACATGGTGGTGAACCATCTAGTATATCTAACTCTCCTTTTTTTAATCCTGTAGTTTCTAAAAAATCTTTTCCTGTAAGTTCTTTAATATCATCTGATAATATTTTTGTGTCTGGGTAGTTTTCTTTATATGTAATTCTTGCTTGTTCTACAAACTCATTAACACAAAGTATATTTCCACCAGCAAGTCTATAACCTGTAGATGAACCACCGCCACCAGCGAAAGTTGATATGACACTAAACTTATTTTGTGCCGATGCATCTTTTACATCCTTTAAGTTATACTTTGGATATTTCATCTAATTATTTCTATCTCACTTTCTGTTAATACTGCAACTCTTGCACCGCAAGATAGTAATGTTTTATCGTTACCACTATAAACTACTTTAGAAGGTCCCTTTATATCAACCTCATGACAGTAAGTATTTTTTCTTCCTTGTTTTATAGTTAATACAGGATTATTTTCATTATTTTTTTTGTTGGCACGAATTACATGCTGGTTTACATGGATATAAGTTTTCATATTTTATTATAGGGTTTAATTACTTTTTCATAAATTGATTCTGCAATTGCTTTCATCATGAGTGGTGGTACCATTCTACCACATCTTTCTGACTGTTGATTAAAACTACCTGTAAGTTTAAAGTCATCAGGTAGTGACATCATTCTTTTTGTTTCTTTAACTGTAAATGTTCTGGGTTCATGCCAGTGCATTGCTCCACCTGTTGCTGTAATTGTGGGTGCAGGTTTATGTCTAGATGTTTTTTTCATATTAAAGTGGTGACCTTTAGGATGATAATCAGCACCTGTTTCTACTTTGTCTGGGTCATCTGGCATCTTTAACCAAGTTTCATAATGAGAAGTTTTTTTAAATTTTTCTATTAGTGTATCTGCTTCTTGTCTGTCCACTTCTACATCACTTAAACAATCTTCTAATGTAACTACCTCTTTACTTTCATCTGGGAATAAACTATTAATATTCATAAATGTTAATCCTATTGCCTCTGTAACATCCTCACGAACAGCAATAAAGATAGTTCTTTGTCTTGTTTGTGGTACTCCATAGTGTACAGAATTTAATACTTTGTATGATACATCATATCCTATTTCTTCAAATGTATTTACAATTTTAAAAAGATAATTTTTTGCTTCACCAACAGTTAGTCCTTTAACATTTTCAGCAATAATTACTTTTGGTTTTAAATCTTTAGCTACTCTTAGAAACTCAAAGAATAAATCTTCTATGTTTTCTACTTTCTTACCATCAGAGTAATTCTTAGTTTGACCCCAACCTTTAGAGTGACTACCTTGTACCATTGAACCAGATACAGAAAATGCAGAACATGGTGGTGAACCATCAAAAATATCTATGTCACCATACTTGTTAAAATCTTCTGCAGTAAGTTGTTTTATATCATCTGGTAGTACAGGTGTGTTAGGATAGTTTTCCTTATATGTATTTATGGCTTGTTTGACAAACTCATTTACACATAATATCTTACCACCTGCAAGTCTATAACCTGTAGATGAACCACCGCCACCAGCGAAAGTTGATACTACTGTAAACTTTTCTTGTTCAGAAGCCTTAACAACATCTTTTAAATTGTATGGTTTATATTTCATAAAAAATTATCTAATGTAGATGTATTATTTAATTCGTGCCAATCTCTATAAACATCTAACATTCTACTCCTATTTTTAAAGTTGATTTCTCTATTATTTAGCAAAGTTCCAAACAGCTTATTTACGCCACTTCCTATTTGTAAATTTAAATGATTTTCTACTTTATCTATTTCATTGAATTCATAAAATCCATTTCTTACATGATGTTTTTGACACGGTTTATTTAACTGTTCGTGGTTGTGTCTATAAAAAAATTCTTTTACTGCAGTTGTTAAGTATGGTGTTATAAGTTTTTTATTATTCATTTCTGCAACTTTGTTGTGCCACACATAACCAGCTTGATTTTCTTTTTTAAAATAATCATCTCTAAACTCATCAAAGTTATCACCTTTATAATGTATCATAGCTTTTTTACTTAACCCATAATAACCATCAGCTGCCCAACCTGATAAAACATATTCTTCTTTTATTTGTGGGTAGATGTATAAGAATGGAAATGTGCATTCGAATTGTGTTTTCTTTTTACATCCTAATCTAACTAAATTATGAAAATCATCTATCAATGTATCTGTTGGTATAGTTATACCAACGAATCTCCAATTTCTCATTTGTGCAATATCTTTTGCTTTGTTGTAATCATAAGATGGTTCATTTTCTAGTCTAAAACTATATGCAGTTATTCTTTTTCCAAGTCTTTCTGCTGCGAATGCAACAGAGATAGAATCAACACCACCAGACAATAATACTGCAACTTCTTTATCTGGTACAGAATCATCTACTTCATTTGTTAATATTTTATCTATCATTAAATGGTCAAACATATTTTCATTTGGTTTACCCTTGAATATTGCATCCCAGTTACTTGCATAATCTTTTTGGTTAACTTTCATAGGTCTTCTCTTATCTCCTTTACCTGCCATTAAAAAAACTCCTCTAGCGTTCCTTGTGTACCATAACTACCATCAATCTGCCATTGAATAATATTAGAAATAAATTTTAGTGGTTCTATAAATGACTTTTCAAATTGCATATCATAATCTACTATGTTATGTAAATTTAGTTCCTCTGGTAACTTAGTCATAAATGATATGGATGTTGACTGATATGTGTTTGGTATTTTCATATGTAAAAATTTAATCTTATCACCTTCCTGTATAAAAGGATATTTTCCTTGTAGTTTTTTTTCCTTTAAAAGATGATTATATAATATTGCACCTTTACAATGTATTGGTGCACCTTTCTTAAATAGATTATGTGATTCAGTCCATTTCAATAATCCATTTACTGAGCGTGGATACGCAACCAGTTCTGGTTTTAGTGTCATAAACTCTGTTCTAAAATCTTGTATAAAACTATTTAGCACTTTAGAATCTTCATTCATTATAATGGTTAGTGCTTCTTTAATCTTCTCACGACATGCAGCTGGTGTAGATGATTTAACTGCCTCAACACCCATGATTTTTAGTTTAGGTTCTTTGTAACGAACACCTTCAACATCATGTGCATTTAAGATATATCTTTTCTTTGCAACCCAAATACCCTTGTCTGCAATCACTTCCCTTTTCATTTGCATTTTTTGTTCGTATGCATTTACATAGTCAGCGAGTTCTTGATAACTTTTATCAATAAAAGGTTCGATTTTATCTGTAGCCACTTTGTCCAAGAAGTCGACAATTTTGGATTTGTCATTTTCATCTTTGAATACTTTGCCAACAAGTTTGTCAAAGCAAATATACACCGAGTCCGTATCTGATGCAATAATGTAATCTTCTTTATTGGTTTCAAGTATTTTATTAAGATACCCATTAAGAGAGCGTTCAATAAAACGAATAGCAAATTGACCACTGGTTGTAATTGCTTCAGCAACCAAAATATTATAATACCTAAACCAATTATTACCAATAGCACCATATGCACTATTAAGAGAAATCTTTTTGGCCATTTGGATATTATTGAACTTAGATATATCCCTAAGTAATTTTGGGTCTTTTGTTTTTTCATAATCTTTTTGTGCCTCAAGCGTTAATTGTTTGAACTTAACTCTATCGTCATACATCTTTTGCATGAGTTCTGGTAAGAAACCTTTTTGTGTTGTTTTAAACAAAGCACCATTTGGTGTTAAAGTTGCACCTTTTAATATTGATGTATCTACTTTTTTATCTAACATTTTATCAACAGATATGTTTTTAACTTTTTCGTTTGCAACTAATGTTTCTGGTGAAATATTATATTGCATAATCAGATGTGGGTAAAGTGAATTTAAATCAAATGACATTACCCATTTATGTAAACCAACTTGTGGGTCTTTTACATATGCACCTTCAAACTTTTCAGATTTAGTTTGTACTGTTTTTTGAGGAATTACTATATTCTTTTTTCTAAGTTCATTGTAGATTAGTATATCCCAGTATTTAACTGAACCAAGTACATCCATATAATTAACTTTTGCATCATAAGCCATAGTCAAACATAACTCAATCAATCTCATTTTATCTTCTAGTCTATCGACTATTTCAACATCTTGTATATTGTAGTCAATGAACGATTGGAAGTCCTTTAAGTACCATTCTCGGAAGGTTTCGTATGGGTTGTCATCTTTAGACTCACCTAACTCTACATGGGCTATATGGTCAAGTCTGTAGCTCTCACGATTGGTATATGTGAACTTCCTATACAAGTCATAATAATCTAGATGTGATACACCCTGTATATCATAAACTTGTTGTTTTCTACCCATCTTATAAACTTGTCTATCTGATACATTACCCCACGGCGAAAGTCTATTAACTTCTTTTTCATCATATAAATTTTTAATACGATTGCACACGTATGGTATGTCAAAAAATTCTGTGTTCCAACCTGTGATAACATCTGGTTGATTCTTTTGCCAGAAAGATAAGAATTCTTGTATCAACATTTTCTCATCATCACATTTTACATAAGTAACATCTTCTCTTGTGTTTTTATATTCACCTATACCCCAAACTAGAATTTGTTTATTTTGATGATTCTTAATTGTAATTGATAGTAAGGGTTCAATTGCTTGTTCTGGGTTTGGAAACCCATTCTCACATGCAACCTCAATATCAATAGTTACAATAAGAATTTTATCAACATCCCATTTTACAAAACTAGGGTATTCATCTGCAATGTAGTTATATTGAAATGTGGTATTACCAAAGATTAAATGTGGTTGGTCTTCATAAGACTTCAACCATTCTTTTGCTTCTTTGATTGTGTCATGTTTGACTGGTGTCACATACTGACCATCTAGAGTCTTGTATTTGGTTTCTTTGATTACTTTACAGAAAAGTGTAGGGGAATACTTAACCTTTCGATTAACTCTTTCTCCGTTCACATATTCTCTGACAAGCAGAGTATTACCCCAAGGGGTTACATTTGTATAGAAGTTCATAATATAGTATTCTCATTAATAGAGATAAGTATAACAGGCTCAAACAAGTTTTGTCAATGTTTATTATGTTAATAAATCTGGTTGATTACCATAATGTTTATTCAATGTTTTCAGTTTATCTTCGGCGTCAGCAAGTTTGACCATCTCTGAATCTACTGCTGCAACGATATCTGGGTGTTCACCTATACCTGCAGGGTTTGTCATGTAAACATTAATGTTAGCTTGCGCGGCTGCGATTTCAGCTTCATATTTTTTTCTTAGTGCATTTATCATATTTTTACCTATTGTCAATGTCGTTATTATCACCTCGTTCTACATAACTTGATAGAACGAATTTCCTATCAGGATTTACTGCAACTTTTAACCTAGTTAGTAATTCCCTATTAATTAAAAATGTACTTTTAGAATCTCTTGTGGTTAATCCTATTGGTACATCTTTATATATTTTGTTATTAAATTTTATGTCTACTAATACGATTGGTCTTTTATCTATCTGGTCTACATGAACAGGCCTAGATACACCAACAATATTGTTAGTAAATTTTTTACCATTTCTTTCCCATCTTGCCGTCTTGCCCTTTATTTCTAATTTATCTACATGAAACATAGATGCCCTAGTTCCGTTTCCTGTATCAAACTTAGCACGATATGGTCCAAGTCCTATAATTTCTAATCTTTCTACATATCCAGCAACTTGTGTTGAACCTACAAAACGACTTTTAACTTTTCCAATATGAGTTACTACTTTTTCAATTAATCTTTCATTAGTTGTTAATTGACCATCACCGTTTCCAAAGTTAGAACCTATACCAGGTGAACCATTACATTCTAAAATATATGTTTTACCATTTACGATTGTGTGGTCAACACCAACCATATATGCACCTGTAGAACGATATGCACTTAATATTGATTCTTTTTCATCATCAGAAAGTTTGTAAGGAAATGTTTCTGCCCCTCTATGTCTGTTAGAACGAAAATCTTCTTTTGGTTTTACTCTTTTAGTAGAAGCAATAATAACACCATCTACTACAATAGTTCTAACATCAAACTTCATTTCTAAAAATTCTTGTATTAAAAGTTCAGCTCCAAACTTCCATAGTGATTGAACATTTGATATTAAACTTTTATAATCGTTTGCAATAGACACACCAATACCTTGTGTGCCTTTAATTGTTTTTATTATAACAGGAAACTTCCCACCAATTCTTTTATGTGCATCTGCAACAGAATCTTCATTATTAATTAATGATGTTCTAGGTGTTTGTATTCCATTTTGATTAAAGGTTATATAAGATGTCATTTTATTATCACAAGTTAACATACCATCTCGGTTGTTAATCATAAATGCACCTGCTTTTTCAAAAGTAGAAAGTAAGGCAAGTCCTACTTCATCATCTAATACTCCAGCACGAACAAACACAACTGTTTTAGATATATCAAAGTCTAGTCTTTCCCCCTCAACATTTGATACAGTTAAAATACCTTTATCTAAATCGTTATCTGACACCCATGCTTTTCTTGTATTAACAATATGACATGGAATTTTATTTTTATCTGAATATTTTTTAAGTTGGTTTGCAACCACTTCTTCTTTGTTTGAAGATACTTTAGTAAGTACAGCAATTTGTATATCGCCATCATTCACATTTTCTTCTGTGATGAACGATTGAAAGTTCTTCATAATATATTTACTCGTTTGGTTTCCATTTACCCATTGCTTCTTGTTTACCTCTATAATCTGCAAGTGCAGCTTTGATAGCATCTTCTGCCAAAACTGAACAATGAATTTTTACAGGTGGTAATGCAAGTTCTTCTGCAATGTCACTATTTTTAATTTTTGAAACTTCTTCTACGGTTTGGCCTTGTACCCATTCGGTCAATAAACTTGATGAAGCAATTGCAGAACCACAGCCATAGGTTTTAAATTTTGCATCTGTTATGATACCATCATCACCTACTTTGATTTGGAGCTTCATTACATCACCACAAGCTGGTGCTCCCACCATACCTGTACCAACTGATGAATCATCCTTATCAAGTGTTCCCACATTTCTAGGATTTTCATAATGGTCTAAAACTTTATCTGAATATGCCACTATATTACCTCTTTCTTTTTCCCTATGTTATATTTAGTTTCCAACATCCACTCATCTTTTTCTTTGAATGAAATAATTTTGATTTGACTTAGAGGTGCTATAGGTTCTGGTGTGCCTTTCATTTCTACCAATCCCCAATCACTTAAAAGTTTTACAATAGTGTTTCTTCTTGCAATATCGTTTTCTGATAAGTTTGTATCCTTACCATCAAGTGCAAATAATTCTTTGAAGTGAACGATATAATACTTACCTTGTTTATGAAGTATATGGCAAGACTGATATAGTTTCCTTTCTTTTCTAGAAGCAACTCCGATACGAGATAAAGTTTCTCTAATCTTTAGAAAGTCATCTGGTTCTTTTAAAAGAACTTCAAACATCTGCTCCTGTTTCCAACTTATATTATTTTCCATGTTTACCGCCTTTATTCAAACTATTAATAATAGTTTTTATTTGTTCATCATTTAGTATACTAAGAGCTGATTTTGCTTTTTCATTACCATATCCATAATACTCTTTTACATATTCTAAATACTTTTCTTTCTTCGCTTTCAACCAAGGTGTATATCTTGACCTTGTTCTAAGAGTATTTAGTAAAAAATCAAACTGTAATTTCTTGTCTATCTGATGATTCATATTCATCTCATTGACTAGAAATATAGTATCTTGAAAAGGAGCAAGACATTTATTCACAATATATGCTGGATATTTCTTTTCCCACATCTCATCTTCACCATCCATAAGTTTTTCTTTGGAAGTATTGATAGCTTTTAAATATTCTTTTAATTCGTAACTCATTTCTCTAACCTACGCCATGGTATAGTTTCTGGGAAATTAATTTCGTTATACATATTTACACCATCTCCAAGAATTTGTATTCCACTATCTTTTTTAAATACTTTATATGTCATATTAAATGCAATACTTCTTCTTTCACCAGAACCTTGAAATGGATATACTTGATGATTTAAACTATTAGGAAATAATATTATAGTTCCTGCTTTAGGTT